TACTTCTGTAAGGAGCAGTATAGGTGTCAATCTTTTCTTCTATACCTCCTGGCAGAAACCCCATATCCCTTGTAGGAACAACACTTCTTACAATAACAAGTTTCTTTTGTTGTTCTTCTTTATCTAATACTACTTCAAGTCCCAGATACATTCCGATAAATGTCTTACCTGTACCTGCGCTTCCGGCAAGTATCATATGTTTGCCATCGTCCCAAGCATCGTAGGCATCTTTTTGTTTTTGTGTTATGGGGTCGAAGTTAAGGAGGTGTTCCTCCTTGAGACGTTTCATTGTCATGTCTTAAAGTTTGTCCCTTTACCAGAACCTCTTTCTATTTTCTGTAAAAGATTTTTCCAATCACCACTTGTTTTATTAACAACGTTACCTGTGCTTGACACAAAACCCGGAGTGCCTATGACCTGCCTCCAAGGTTCGCCTCTTTTTTCTAATGTCTTTTGTAAATCTTCGTATGTACAGAATAGTTCTTCTGTCTCATCGGTCTTGTCGTTTGTAATTGTATATAGTGCCATAATATATTTTTCTCTGTAACGTTGGGGGCGACTAGCACCCCCTACGAGATACTATCACCTACCTTTTTATGCTGTTAAATCCATTTGTTCGTATTCGTTAATAGTTTGATTGAGATATTCTCTCTTCATCGTTATCTTGTGCGCAAGATTGTCTTTGCCCCTTTTTCTTAGACGATGAATATAATTATCTAGTTGTCTAGAATCATTCTTCAATCTCTCTATTTGGTTTTTCGGCATAAGCATTCCTTTTATTGTTAGTGTTAAAAATAACATATCGAACATAACGAAATGGATTAAGATAAAAGTTTCGGAAATGCCTCCTCTACTATTTTCTTTGTCAAACCTTTTGGCGCTTTACGTTGCACCATATCTATTACAATCTCGGCATCTTCTGCGTGGATTGATTCTAATACTTGGACAAATATACGTTCTATTTTATATTGAGGTTGTTGTGCTGATATTGCACCCTTCACAAAGTAACCGAAGTCACGGTGTTTTCTTGTAAGTGATGAGGGTACACTCTCAGGTTTGTTTGGATTGTAAGGCGGTTTACCTTCTGGTAGGATGAACTGAAGTCGTTCATCATATATGCCACGACATACATCGCGTACTGCGGGTATGCCGTTGTCTTTGAGATATTGTATCTTTTCTTTGCGCGTCTTCTGCTTCGCAAAGTTTTCAAAGATTTCGAATACTTCTAGTTTCATATTATTCTTTCTCTATTACTATATAGTCTTTTATTTTTCTCTACAAGTATATAGTATGAAAATAAATTAGATTTTTTTAGAGACCGAATACAATACCATATCTTCTGTGCAGTTCAACCATAGCACCCCAAACATGGTCTTCTTGACAGCTTGGTAGATATTCGTTGTAGTGTTCGTCGGCATAATCTAATAGGTCTTGTTTTGAATATGTTCTAAACTTTTGTACCCATTTGAACTTTTTATCCCAAAATTGTGGTTCTCGGTCAGAGTCTCCTTCAAACCCCTGTAAAGGATATGCATCCTTATCCCATTTTCCATCTGCTAGAGACACGTTTCTTCCTTTCTATTTTTTGTTTCTGTCGTCAAGTCTTTTATAAGTTTTGAGTTGTAACTACTACTCCCATATTCCTTTAGAAACTCAAACTCAAACTTACCAAATTTTTCTGCGAGTTCTTGAACTCTGCGCTCGAGTTCGAAAGAAGTATTAAAACATTCTTGCACAAACTCACCTCTTTTCTTATACCCTAGTACAATTGCCATAATCTTTTCCTCTACTTGTGTAACTCTATTGATGTGTAATAACTTCTACTAAAGTAATCTGTCATAACATCGTCATCATTATAAAAGTCTTTAGTATGCATAGAAGCATGTAACTCATTCAAGAATGCTTGGTCTTTCTCGTCATAGTTTTCTTCAATCCAATGTGTGTTGATTGAATATCCAAACTTAGATAACTCAGGGTCAAGGTAAGTCATTCTAGATAAAGCACTTAGGTCAATCGGAGCATCCCAATCAATATCATTTTGTATTGAGTCACCATTCCTGTCACGACCCGCAAGCATTCTTTCTTCTATTGTTTTTGCGTAAAATCTTTCATAGATATCTTCAGCACCTTTTACTTTTACAACTAAGTCCATGTGGTTTCTGATACCGATAGTAACCTTGCGTCCGTATTTCTTAGCGACTGCCTTGATTGCGGGAGCAAGTTCTCTTTTTTCTTCTTGTGAAATATATGCCATTGTTACGCACCTCCTGCAAAAAGAAGACTTGCAAGCATTGCTTCATCTTCGTTTACGGCATCTTCTATTTTCTGAACTTTTGCCCTGACCTTTTCGAAAGTAGGGTCACCATCAAGGTCTTTGAAAAGTCCTAATGTTATTCCTTCTTTGACTGATGCCTCAATCTGTTCTTCAAAAGTTAACTCATTTTCTACATATTCGTAAGTTTCGTATTCCATAATAATTTCCTTTCTAATTCTAGTTTACGTAAGCAACGGCACCATAAACGGTTTCCACTATTCTTCTAAGATATTTTTTATCTTTAGTACTAAGTTTACTTAGTTTAGCATCACGATTTATAGTTTCAAGTATATACCCATGAGTAACATGACTTTTAGGGTTTATCATATCAGGATACACATTTCGTGTTACTGATACACCACTATCGGGGTCAAGCAAACCTATAAGTTTGTCAACGTTACGTTTTGTTTCAGAGTTTAAATAATTCATAATAATTTTTTCCTTTCATTTATTATTTCTTATATTATCACTATACCTGATAAAAACTAAAAAGTCAAGCACTTATTTTACTTTTTTTCACTTTTTTTTCAATACGTGCTTTCTGTGTATCTTACCCCCAACAAAAGCATTATAATATTCATCAGGTTTTAATAGTACATCATTAATCATTTGTTCACGTAATTCGTAGTACGATAACTCACCTTTTGAAAAACAGAGTCTCAGTATGTCTCTACGGAAGACGTTGCCCCCTTCCACAAGCAATTTTACCTCTGCCGACGAACCATAGTAATCCCTCCAATCAGATTGAACTTTGGTCTTTATACGTTTTTTACGTTTACTGTTCTTAGGTAGTATCTTGGGTTTCCAGAAAAACTTCTTACCGATATACTTTTTACCAGTCGATTCTTCTGTTATGACGTAGACGAATCCTTGGTAAGGTTCCAAGAACTCGTCCGTCGGGGAAAACTCTTTATCTTCATACATCCATGTCATAGAAGTATATAGTGTTTGTTTATTCCATCTCCGTCCCACACATGGGGCAGAAAAAAGGTTGTTCGTCAGAGTTCAATACTCTAACTTCAGACTTAGTTTCACAGACGAAACAATCCATATGAAAGGTTTCGTCCTCGTCGTTCATTATGCCGCTTCCTCAACATCCCAACCCCAATCTCCTTCCATGCCATTTACGGAATATTCGGTAACACGTTTCTCAAAGAAGTTGTCATGTGACGCACCATTCAGTACCCAATCTAACCAAGGTAACGGATTGTCCTTCACCTTGAAGTTTGGTTTCATACCAAGTTGTAGTAAACGTCTATCAGCAATATGTCTTATGTATTGTTTTACATCAGTCTCTGTAAGACCTTCCATCTCTAATCCGTTGAACGCAAGTTTGATAAACCTGTCTTCTAACTTCACGACATCCTTTGCCATTTGATATATCTTGGACTTCAGTTCATCGTTTACGATACGAGGATGTTCTTGACAAAACTCTCGGAATAACTTTGCGTTACCCTGAACATGAAGTGTTTCATCTCGGATAGACCATTCTACAATCGTACCCATTCCCTTCATCTTACCATAGCGTTGGAAGTTCAGTAGCATTACGAATGACGCAAATACAGATAGTCCTTCGTTGAATACAGACTGCGCAAGAGAGAGTGCTAACCCAGTATGAGAGTTTATGTCACCCTGTTTCATAAAGTCAATCTTGTCTGACATCTCGGTATACTCAAGGAACTTATGAAAGTCCTCATCAGGCAATCCTAGTGTGTCATTCAATAATGCGTATGCGCGTTGGTGTACTCCTTCACGATTTGCGAATGAAGATAACATATTACGTGCTTCATTATTTCTGAACTTGGGTATGAGTAACTCGTGATAGTTCTCACCTACCTGTACGTCACTCTGTGTGAATAGACGTAGTACCTGTGTGATGAAGTCTTTCTCTGCGTCGTTTAGTTTGGTCTTCCAATCCATTACGTCTTCAGAGAGTTCTGCCTCGTCTTCTACCCAATGGATTTCTTCATGTTTCTTGGTGAGTTCTACTGCCCAAGGATACTTGAATGGTTTATAAGTTTTTGAAAATTCTAATAAGGACATTAGTGTCACCTTTCTTTGTTTGTTTATTTATCCTTCGCAAGCACGACATTCTCCGTCGTCACTCTCAAAGGGTTTATCTAACCAAATCATAAAGTCATCATACCCACCAATATAGTCTCCTTGGATATATATCTGCGGTACAGTTTTGACATCACGACCTGTTACTTCTCTGGCAGTCTTACCTACCTCTTGTAAATCAACATAGTCATAAGGTATACCACGCAACTTCATCTCCTCCTTCGCGAGTTGACAATATGGGCAGTTTCTCTTACCATAGACTACATTTCTTTTATCACCCTCAAGGGCAACTCTTTCTACTTTCTCCGATACATTCTCAGCACGTTGTTTTGCTTCTGTTCGTAGATAGTATAGTCCTTTCAGACCTTTCTTCCAAGCAGATATGTGAACCTTATTTACATAAGACTTCTCTGCCCCACTTGGGAAAAATAGATTTACTGATTGACCTTGACATATAAACTCTTGTCTTTCTGCGGCATGTTTTACTACCCACATTTGGTCTAACTCATCAGCAGTTTTGAATACTGACTTCTCTCCTTCGGTAAGGAAAGGAAGATGTTGTACTGAACCCTTCTTTGTAATAATAGAAGTCCAGTTTGAATCGTTGTTCTCACCCTTCTCTTCAAGAAGGTCAGTGAGATACTTGTTCTTTACAAGGAATGACCCTGCCCGTGTACGATGCGTATATGCGTTTGCCTTTAGAGGTTCTATAGAAGGACTTGTACTGAGAATAATACCAGAGGAAGCATTAGGGGCAATCGCAAGTAAGTGAGAGTTTCTCTTACCACTACCGATACCATCAGGATACTCACCGCGTTCTTCTGCGAGTAACTCTGTTTCTGCGTGTGCTTCTCTATTGATATGTTCAAACACAGTCGTATTGATATCTCTTGCCGCTTCACTCTCCCACGCAACTCCGTGTTTTTGTAACAAGGAATGGAAACCCATCGCACCAAGACCAATAGACCTCTCGCGTTGAGCACTATACTTCGCACGAGTAATAGTATCGGGTGCTTTCTCTATAAAGTATTCCAATACATTATCAAGCATTCTTACGAGGTCACGAATGATAGGTGTATCTTTCCACTCATCATAATACTCTAGATTGAGAGAACTCAAACAACACACCGCAGTTCTATCGGCACTCGTAGGTAGATGTATCTCATTACAAAGGTTAGAACCATTTATCTTGAGACCTAAATCTTTCAGAGGTTGTGGTAAACTTGCGTTAGCAGTATCAATAAAGTTTAGATAAGGTTCTCCTGTTCTAAATCTTGTCTCTAGTATTCTTTCCCAGAGTTTACGAGCATCTACAGTTTCTTTTACTGAGTTGTCTTTGGGGTCTCGTAGGTCAAAGTCTGTACCTTCTGTCACTGCGGTCATAAACTCATCAGAAATATTGATTGCGTTGTGTAGGTTCAATGCCTTACGTTGTACGTCCCCAGTAGGAATACGCATATTCAAAAACTCAAGTATGTCAGGGTGAGAGATATCCATGTATGCCGCATAGGAACCCTTACGAGTTTTACCTTGTCGGTACGCAATCATATCTGCGTCTACGGTATGAAGAAACGGCATTGGTCCAGGAGCAATATCAGATACTGTTCTCACATCAGACCAATGACCACCAACTCCTCCACCATAAACAGATAACCATCTAAGTTCTGAAGTGTGACCAATAAGTCCTTCTAATGTGTCAGGTACATAGGTAAGGAAACAAGAGATAGGCATTCCCTTACTCTTACCAGTTCCGTTAGGTGCATTAGACAATACTGGAGACGCAAACATGAACCACTTCTGTGACACATAATTATAAAGACGTTGTGCGAGTTCGTCATCTATCTCATCTCGGTATTTACTCCATGCTTCACTTGCTCTTTTGAACCCTTCTTGGGGACTTTTCTCATTACCTCTAAGGTAGAAATCTTTTAACATTCCTACCGCATAATCCGCTAATAGTTTATCTTTCTTGCGGTCAATCTTCACTGTCATTTCATCTCCAAGGTGCAAGTGTTTTTATGAGGTAGTACTACTTATACTATCTCAAGTTTATAGAACCACAATTATACTATAAAAATGGTCAAAAGTCAAACTTTTTTTATTTTATTTTATTTGCCGCGACTCTTGTCTATAGCACGAGAACCAAACCAGAATGATATAATAGCAGCAAAGATTGCCTTCGTATCATCATCCCATAGGATACCGAGTGAGTCTTGGATAGAGGAACCTTGATTGACTGCCTCTAATAATAACGTAACTTCGATTGCGCAAAACAATCCAAAGAATGCATACGTTATGATAGGACGTACTGACTTCTGCAATCCTGCAATAAGTCCTACACCCTGATTGATTGATATGTCATGTTCTATCAATCTCTTATGTTCGTTGTCCGCTGCTTGCGTCTCGAACATTTTCATTTCATGATCAAAACCAGCGGCACGTAGTTCCGCCATCTTTTCCATTTTCTTTAATTCAAACTTGTTGTTTGCTTTAGTCTTGAAGTGGTCTGTTATTGCAGGAACAATAGAACCTCCAAAACCTAACGCACTTCCTAAAATACCACTTAGCATTATTTACTCCATTTTTGTTTACTATCTTCTTCTTTTTTTCTCTTTATCTAATAAAGCAGCAATTTTCATAAGCGTTTCTTTATCTTTGTCAGAGATATTATCTAGTTGTTTCTGTTTGTTAATTTTTTCAAGAGACTTTGCCCAATTAGCATCAGATTCCTCAATAGCACTTTCGTACTTCTTTAAGACTTTTTTCTTTTTCTTTTTCTTCATATGTACAGGTACAGTTTCGGAGTCATCTCCTGCTCCGGCTACCGCACTCGTTCCTGTCGTTTCATCTACTTTTGACTCTAAGAATTGTTTAAATTTATTCATTTTCTTTTCCCTATTAACCACCACTTCTTACTAATATCCTCAAAGAAGTATTTTGTGTCGTAATTATTTAATCTCTTTATTAATTGTTCACACCACTCTATATTATTTATACCATCAAATTCTTTATTATGTATTATAAAAATATAATCGTGTTTCTGTATATCTTTTTCAACCTTATCTCTTATTTCCATTGAACACTCAGAAATACTAAATGTAGCAACAAACAAAGATTTGCTTGGTGGAGTTAAATCGTCTTTCCAATTTTTATACTCTATATCAAAATCTAAAAAAAGTTTTTGTATTTTATGCATTGTAGGTAGGTCAACCGAAGTATAAGTGCCTTTATAATCTAAGACCTCATGCCATATACGACAAAAGTTTCCATATCCTGCACCAAAGTCAGTAACGTGATTTACTTCTTTTAAATCAATGTGTTTCTCAAGTTCTTTTATATAACTGAACTGCTGAAGAGAGTTCATAGAATATTTTTGACCTTCAGGTATTGAGTTTATAATAACTTCAGGTTCTGAAAGTTTATCTAAATGTGGGTCATCTTTAAATTTGTTCATTGCCTTTTCAACGTAAGATAAATTATTTGGAGAAAGCGCTCTCTGTATATATTTTCCTTTTAAAAAATTTAAACCAAGAGATTTAAACTCTTTTGTTATATTACCTTCGTATTCATCCCAAAAACTTATCACTTCTCTATTTCTCCTGTTGAAAAGTATATCTTATGACCTGAATTCAGGTGTATACCTTCATATATGTCTATACCTAATACGCTATCAATAGGTAATGCACATCCTTCAACTACACGTATCTTATCGCCTCTAAATACAACCTCTTCTCCTGTAGTGATTACATTATCAAATCTAGAACGATATAACCCCTGAGATAACTCTTTACCTTCTAGCATATACCATTGAGTTGTTTCTACAAGACAATCTAGAATATCGATACCTGTTTCTTCGTGTATCATATTGATTTGTTTGTCAGAAAGATTACCGTGTTCTTTGATAAGAAGTAGTGCCGCACCATAACGCGCAACAATAGATTGTCCTCCTGGAATTTTTGCCATAAGTTTTTTAAGATTGATAACTAATCTAATGAATGAAGTGTAGTGTTTAGAATATGCTTCACGATTGGCAACAGT